TACCTCTTTTAAGTTTAATAACTGTCGCCATTAATATATTTCCTATTCAATGACGATTAGTAAGTTCCGCCGTCTAAATCGCCGTACGTAATATTACTACCGTCTGATTGTAAAATTTTACCACTTGCACCAAGTGTTAACTTATCAAGTGTGTTTGAACCACTAGCGTATAAAATATCACCAGTAGTGTATGTGCTTTGTCCTGTACCACCATATACTTCACCAATAACATCACCATTCCAAGTACCTTGACTAATAGTTCCTAATGTTGTGATTGATGTTTGACCAGCATAAGTTGATTTAATTTGTAATGCGTCAGATGATATTTCAATCGTACTGTCGTCAACAGCAACATCTATTTGATTACCAGTTTTTGTTAAACCATCACCAGCACTAATTTGACCAGCACCAGAGAATTGAGAAAATGTAATACTTGTACTACCAAATGTTGGTGTGCCGTTATGTGTAGCAACATAGCCGTTATCAGCATTTGTAGAACCTTGTTCAGCAAAGAAGAAAGTACCACCAGTTAATTCTGAAGCTGTGTCGGCATCAGGTGCTCTTGTTAATACGTATGCAGTTGAACCATCACCAACAGTTGTTACAGTATAGATACCGTTTTGAGTATCTGTTGATTGGTCTTTAACTAAAACTCTATCACCTTGACTTAAAGTAACACCGTCAATTGAAATAGCACCATTTGAACCAGCTGTTAATGTTCCTGCGCCATTATCATATGTAGCAGATAAATTGGCAGTTGTAGCAACTCTAACACTTTCTTTTACATCTAATCCATTTGCAACACTATCAACGTATGCTTTTGTAGCAGCGTCTTGTGCTGAAGTTGGATCAGTAACGTTTGTAATTCTACTTGAATTAACATCAACTGAACCAGAACCTTTTGGATTTAATACTAGGTCAATGTTAGTATCACTACCTGTTGTAGCAATCTCTACACCATCACCAGTAGCTGCGTTACTAACTTGTAATTCATTAACAGCACTTGCAGTTGTTCTTAATAGAATTAACTCATTACCATTTGCGTCAGCAAGATATCCAGCGTCAGCAAATTTAGGTGCTGTAAGTGTTTTATTTGATAGTGTTTCTGTTCCTGCTAATGTAGCAAAAGAACCATCAGACAATGCACTATTAAATTCAGCAGTTGTACCAGTTAAAGTACCTTCAGATAAATCTAATGTTAAAGTGTTATTTGCACTATCAATTACTTTGTTTTGTAAAGTTTGATTTCCTGTTAACGTAGCAACAGTACTGTCTATAGCTATTGTTAATTGTTTAGTTAAGTTATCAACTGTTGTGTCAATACCAGTACTGCCAGTAACTTGTAATGACTCACTATCTAAATCAATAGAAGCTGAACCTGTATCAGCTGTTAAGTCAAAATCTTGTGCTGTGACTTTGTCATCTACATATGTTTTAATCGCTTTCGCAGAAGCAAGAGTACTATCATCTGAAGTTATAGATACAGATAAATCAGTTTCAACAACACTAGAAGCAAAATCAGCAACTTCTATATTAGATATAGAGTTTCCTGTTCCATTTGCGTCAAATGTTTTATTTGTTAAAGTATGTGTTGATGAAGCTGTTAGTACGTCAGCGTGTGTGCTGATTGTAATTGTATCACCTGAAACTGAAGTATCAATGTTTGTACCACCAGTAAATGTTAATGTGTCTGAACCTAATGCAACACCATCGTCTGTACCACTATCAGCAGCAATATCTAATGTTGTTGATATTGTAGCCGTACCAGCCGCTGTTAAACGACCTTGTTGATCAACAGTAAATGTTGGAATTGCAGTTGAAGAACCATATGCACCTGGAGTTACAGCAGTGTCATCTAAATCTATTGTAATTTCGTTATCTGTAATAGATGTAGTAATTCCTGTATCACCAGTAAACGTTAAAGTTTGACCAGTAGTAAATGTGTCAGTACCACTATCACCAGTAATTGTAAATGAACCTGATGGAATAGCAGCAAAACTTAAATTACCAGAACCGTCAACTGTTAAGAATTGACCATTTGAGTAAGTACCTGGAAGAGTATAAGTAACGTCTGAAGCTAATGAGTTGGGAGATTTAAGAGCTACAAAATGTGCACCGTTATTAGTACCTTCGTTTAATTTTATTGTACCACCTGTGGTAGCATTATTACCAATAAGCAATTCATCAATTGCTTTATTAGAATCTACTATTAAACCAGAAGACGCAGTTAACGTTCCTGGTGTGTGGTCTAAAAGTTGTGTGTAATATCTTCCACCAATTTCAATTGCTGAATTTGATGTTGATGTTGGATCACCAATGAATAACCTATAACCATTACCACCAGCACCATTATCGGTTGCTGAAGTATCATAGACATAAGCTAGTTCCCCTTGGTTAAGGCCGCTGGGTGCATTAGCACCAGTGGTTCGTTTAATTTTGATTATTGTTGCCATTTAAAATCTCTCCCTATTTTTTAAAATGTGCCACCGTTTAATATTAAATTTCCACTTTCAGTTTTTATATCATTTCGACTTGTCCATTTTTTAGAAGTATTATCATATTGAAGCATTGCACCATCATTTAATGTTGATACATTAACATCACCTAGAGCATTAAGTCTAGTTGAAGCTGCTGGAACAGTAACGGAAACGTTTCTCGGTCCCGAAGTATTATTATTAACTGTAGCTATTATTCTGTCTGACATATTACCTTATTACTAGTAAGTTTATAATATTTATAATAATAAGGTAATGTAAAACTAGTTAATAACTACTTTTTTTCAACTTCTTTTGATGTATCAATGCCTAATTCAGCGGCAATAATATCATCATAGTGTTTTTGTAAAATAGCAACTTTTTCTAACTCTAAAGACAACTTAACTCTAGTTGCTTGTAGGTCTTGTCTAATGATAATACTATTTAAAGTTTTTGTATTTAACTCACTTCTTTTATAGTCTTTACCATCAATTGTAAAAGTTTGCTCTTTAGCTACATCTGTTTGTGTATTCAATTCACTACTCATTTTATTCTCCTATTATTAAACGTTTGGTTTAACGGTGATTAAACCTTCAATTATTTTTGTTACAGTACTGTCACTTGCCGTTATATCTAAATCATAAACATAACGTGCTGGTGCGTCTAAAGCTGCAGTTTGAGCTGCAGTTAAAGAAAGTGTTATAACACCTGTTGTTCTATCGGCATCAAAAGTTGTTGTAATAGTGGTTCTTGTTCTTGTTGAAGCATAACCTAAAGCCATCTTTGCACTTGCTGTATAATCAGTCAAGTCTAAAGGATTTCCATCATTACCTCTAACGGTAACTGCTGATGAAAACGTTGTTCCTTGATGTATTACATAATTTGCTATTGCTGCCATAGTACTATTTATACATATACTATTGACTTTTTTTTAAAAAGTGATATTATATAGTATGCATAAAATTTTAGTAATTTTAACATTTTTATTTAGTAATATATTATTTGCAGCCGAAAACGACTGTCAATGGGAAAATGAAACTCCTTGTATTATTATATCTAAATCAAACATAACAAACTCTAACAAAATTGGTGATAAAATTACACCAAGTATTTCTATAACAAAAAAACAAATAGAAAAATACAATCTTATAGATTTAGCAAAAACTTTAAATTTTGTTCAAAGCTTAGAAGTATCTCAATCAGGTCCTAGAGGTCAACAAGGATCAGTTTTTTTCAGAGGCACTAATTCAAATCACGTTTTAGTTTTGTTAAATGGTATACCAATAAATGATTATTCTACACCAACAGGTGCGTTTGATATTGGCCAAGATTTTATGTTTAATGTTCAACAGATAGATGTTTATAAAGGTTCATCTGGTGCTCATTGGGGCGCTGACGCTGTGGGAGGTGCAATTAATTTTAGAACAACTATTGATTACGATAAAAAATTAAACATTTCAGGAAATCACAACGATAAAACAATTAGTGGAAACTACTATACTAATATAAATGACTTTGATATATCCTTGTCTGCAGGACAACATCAATCAAAAAATATATCAGCACTTTCTGGTGCTAGTGAAAAAGATGGAACAGAAAATAAATCACTTTCACTAAACGTAAGTAAATGGTATGATCTTATTCACTGGAGAACAAACTTCTTTACACGAAACACATTTACCGATTTAGATGGACATAATGTACTTGTGCAAAATGATAAATGGTCCGATAATACATTTTATGCTTTTCAAACAGGACTAGATTACAAAAACAGTAGTTTAACTTTACATACACACCAATATGATAGAAACTATGATGATGATTATTATAAAAGTCAAAACTATACACTAAAGGCTACACAACAATATGAAAACTATGGTTTTGGATTTGATTATAAACACAATGAATCATTAAACAATCAACATCATAACTTAGGATATTTTTTTAATTTATCATATGATATATTTTCTTATCATCACAGATTTGATGAAGAACACGAAACGTATAAGTTAGGATTTTTTAAAGAAATACAAGATGGATTAAGTATAAGTGGAAGTACATCTACAAGTTATAAAGACAAAACTACCTGGACAGCTATCGAGTATGGTGAAACACAGGAATTAACGTTAACTAAAAATAATTTTTCAACAACAGTTTTTAAAAACGATATAGGTAATTTAAATACGGATGGTATTGAATTTGCTTATAATCTAAATGATATTAAATTTTTTGCAAGTCATCTTAACAGCAAAACAAACGATACGGTAACACTAAGACGTCCTAATTGGTCACTAGGATTTATTCACAATTATGATTTTAAAAATAACTTTTCACTAACCACAAATTACAAATATAAAGGCGAACATTTAGATGTACATAACTCTAATTGGTCAACAATCTCAATGCCTGAAACACATTTATTAGATTTAAATATTGGTTATGATTATTATGGAATAAAATTTGGTGTAAGTGTGACAAACCTTTTAAATGAAAATTATGATTCACCACACGGATTTAACCAAGAAGGCAGAAAACTAACTTTAGGATTTAACAAATCTTTTTAACTTTGAACAGCTATATTATTATGTTTGTTTAGTTTATCTAAATCTTGTTGATATTGTTTTACTTTGTCTAAGGCGTGATGTTGAAACTGATATCCTAATTCTTGTCCCAGCTTCAATACTTTCATAAATCTATTAAATCTTATTTTAAAATCAGAATTTTCATTTTTCCAATGATAGCCAAATTCAGAATTAAATAAATCTCTATGCTCAAAATCTAAAGGTGTGTTTTGAAATGTTATCATTATGTGATGTGATACAAATATATTATGAGCATATTTTTTATATTTTCTTAATAGGTTTAATGTTTCTTCAAAGTCTTCTTCAGTTTCAGTAGGATAACCACAAATAAGTAAAAATTTCATTCTAATGTTTCTTTCACCTATATTTGTTATAAAGTATTCAATATCATCATTACTAAATTTCTTTTTCATATGATCTCGTACTCGCTCACTTCCAGATTCAATACCCATATCTAATCCTACACAACCAGAGTTTGCTAAATTATCAAAATCTTGCTGAGTAAATGTTTTTTTATCTCTTACAATAAACTGTGCATCCCAATTTATTTTCTTAGGTCTTTTTGCTAACTCGTGGCATAAATCTCTAAAATGTTTCATTGATCCATTAATTAATGAATCAGAAAAATTAATCTTTTTTAAACCTGTTTGTTCAGAAACGTGATGTAAATCGTCAGCTATTTTTTTACCAGTCTTCCATCTATACTTAGGCCATATACTCATTACATCACAAAAAGTACATTTACGAACACAACCTCTACTACCTGATATTACAGCTCTAGTATAATTATGTTTATGAACAACATCTGAATAATCAGGAGGAGGTAGATGTTCTATATCTTCCATTTGTGTGGGTTCTTTACCATTAATTCCTGGAAAATCTAAATTTCCTTCCATAAATGCTTTAAGAGCGTGTTCTTCACCTCTTATAAAATGTTTTCTTGGCCAATTTTTATCAACACCAGAACCACCAAAAACAACATTGTCATAAGGCTCTGCAAGTTTAAGAGCGTCATCTTTTTGTAAAAAAGAAAATACAGATATACCTAACCATTTAAATTGATATTTGGCAATTTCTTTGTGTATGTTTTCTAAAGTATCTAATTGATTTCCATCTATAACTTTAACTTTATATCCTAAAGGTTCTAAATACCCTTTTATAAAAGCAGGACCTGGGACAGGTTTAGCCTTATCTAATCCTGGTAATGATGTAATCACTAAATCATAAATCATCTAAATGCGCCTACTATATGAATCCTATCTATTTTTGAACAATTTAAAGCTGTATGATTTTTTGTTGTATCAATTACATATGCCTCACCTGTCGCAGGAATATGTATTCTTTCATTATCAATTAATAAAAAACAATGTGGATGTGTTATGATTGGAATGTGTAATCGTTTAGTTTTATCGGCGTGCCAAAGATAACAAGTTTTTGGTTTCATTTTCATTATTCTTGTTCTCACCAAATTATGTTCTAACATTATACTGTTGATATAGGGTATATTAAAAAGTGGAACATCATAGGTATGTTCAACATTATCAATATCATAACCTTTGTCTGAACCTTCTTCAGGATTCATATCTTTTGAATAACCTTGTAGATATAATTGTTTATTATAACTTGGAAGTGTACTCAACTCTTTTTTTATTAATTCTAAATCATATATCATAATTGTATTTATTAGAATTATAAATATTATTTTTAACTAAGGAGACTGATATGACATTGACACGTTATGAAAAAGGTATGAGAGCTTATATGAAAGAAACCTATGATTGGGATGAAGAACATCAGGTTTTAGAAAAAATGAAAAGGTGCCAAAGAAATTGGGACCATCAAAAATATAATGACGATAAAATAGAAAATAGGGAAAGACATATACAAGAACTACTATATGTAGCACAAAATAGTCCTAGTAAGCAATTCGAAGCACATTTTGATTTATATTGGACAGCTGATAGAAACGTAATACACGAAATATCCAGATATACTTGGGGCAATACCCATAGAAGAAATCCACCATCAACGTGGAGAAATACACAGGCAAATGCTAGCGTCTATATTGTGTGGGTTGCTAAAGAACCTGATACACAATTAAACTGTCACTCAGACGGTACATTAAAAGAAAACTCACACAAAGAAAGATGGTTAAATGCTTACTGTAGTATTGGAATGTCAGTAGCATTAACTATGAGAGCTGCTGTTAAAATGGGTTATACAACTGGTCCTAATAAAAATCATAATGATTTAAATGGTGATGATTTTTGGGAAAAAAAATTAGGTATATTAGATGATGTAAAAGCTGGTACTAAAAAAATAACTTATGGATTAGGTATAGGTTATCCGCAAGAAAACCGACCTAGATGGGAATCAGACGATAATGAGCTTTTAATTGGTGCAGGAAATGGTAGTAGAATTACTTTAACTAACCAAGAAGTACATCCTCGAACAGGAATGAAAATGAGAAAGGCTAAACTAGTCAATATAAAAGGCAATGAAAATAAAGTGATGCTTGATCCATATGGTGTTGAACACATTATTCCTGAAACTGCTGACACAAAAATTAATACATCTGTCGTAAAAAGAGATATTAAAGTTACAGAAATTAAGTAATATTTGTTAATATCTATTTTATCTATTAATCATTGACATTTTAGGTGAAAAATGATATAATTAAGTATGAATAAATAAAATAAAATATATTAAATTATGAAAAATATAAATGTTGTTTGCACTAGCAAACCTGGTGACGGTTTATTAAAGTATAGTTATGAACATTCCAGCTATCTTCGTCAATTAGGCTTTCAATCACAATTAATAATAATAACTCATCCAGACTTTAGAGAAATTGATTATATAAAATCTATAGGGGAAAAATATATTCACAACGAATTTGTTTTTTTTGATGACAAAAATATGGATAATTGGTATCCATATCGTAAAGAGTCTGTAACTCTAATTATGGGTAGAAGTATGTTAACTTTACCTTATTTAAAAAGAGATGAATACAAACACAGTCAATTGCTTACCTTATCTGTTTTGTTTGGAAACAATCTTATATCAGTTTATTCTGAAAATCATCCTAAAGATTATCCAATAGCACTAAACTATTTTAATCCTAAAAAAGTAGTTGACCTTTGCGACTATGATGTTTATCCTAATGGTGTTGGATTACAATTTCAAAAGATAATAAATTTTGATATATACAAACCATTTAAAAATGATATTAAATATGAATATTTATTTTTAGGAACAAACAAAGAATATTATAAAAATATTGAAGACTTTATAAGTAAAAATCCATCAAAGTATCAATCATACGGTATAGTAGCTTATTCAGGTCACAAGTATATTAATCCTAAACTTAACAATATTAATGTTCCAGTTGAAAATCTATTAGGTTCTTTTGAAACATATTGTTATGTCAAATCCACTTTTGATCCTGCACCTAGATTAATGCAAGAATTTAGATATTTTGATAAAAAAGTTTTATATTTGAGAGATAAAAATATCATAGATGGTGGAAGTGTTTATTGGAACAGACCTATACCTACCCGAGAAAGTTATTTTAAAAACTTTCAAGTATTAGTTGACGTATTAGAAAATCAATTTAATTTTAATTAATTTTAATTAATGAAGAAAATATTATTAGTAAGTGGTTGTAGTTGGGGTGATTCAAATTTTACTTCTACGTTTCATCCTGAAATGGCTTGCGACTGGCCTAAATGGCCCGAATTATTAGCAAAAAAATTAGATATGGAATGTTTAAATCTTTGTAGAAGTGGTGCAGGACAAGAATACATCTATGGTGCTATTTCAGATAAAATACAAACACTTGATTCTAATAAAATTGGATATACTATTGCAGCTTGGTCAACAGCACCTAGGCGTGATTTTAACATATTTAGTACTTGGAGAAATGAAAGCAAAGATTCTAAAGGAGACATAAATTATTGGATACAAAGAAGTTTTAGATACCAATATGCATTCCAAACATTAATGGAATTTAAAAAAATACCATATCTACAATTTCAAATGATTAGTTTACACAAAGCCTATTTGCACGAATTAAGACTGTTAGATCCTAAGAATAAAAATAGATTTGATAATGAACATCAAAAAGTTTTGCACACAATAAAAAATAGTCCTTATTATAAAAATTTTAATGATAAGTTTGTTGGTTGGCCAACAGACGAAAATATAGGCGGATTCGATATAGGATCAAAACTATTAAATGAACAACACAGAATTTCTGAATTAGATTTAAATCCAAACACAAAAGGACAAGAAGTAATAGCAGAGTTTTTATATGAAAAAATTATTAATAGTTAGCGGATGTAGTTATTCTGATCCAAACTTCACATCACCATTTCATCCAGAAATGTCTTGTGATTGGCCTAAATGGCCTGAATTATTAGCTGACAAAATGGGAATGGATTGTCTTAACATAAGTCGTTGTGGTGCAGGACAAGAATTTATATACAGCAACTTGGCAGACAGATTACAATCAATTGATCCAAAACAAATTGGTCTTGTAATAGCAGCTTGGTCAACAGCACCTAGACGTGACTACTCTGTAAAAAATTATTGGACTAATGATATGTTTGATAGTCGTGGAGATATAGAATATTGGATTAAAAGATCACTTAGATATTATTATAGTTTTCAAAATATGTGTGAAACACTAAAAATTCCTTATAGACAATTTCAAATGATACATCTATTTAAGGGTTATATATGGCAACAACTTGTGACCGCAAGAACAAAAAATATGCCTGATGAACTATTAAAACAAATTCCAATATTAAATGCCAAACATCAACTAACAAATGACGAAATAAACTGGAAAGAGCGTATTGAAAATACATATCTAAAAATAATACATAATAGTCCATATTTTAATAAGATAAATGATAATTTTATTGGATGGCCAACAGACACAAAATATAATGGTTATTCGGTAGCTGAATACAAATTAAATAACAAAACAGATCGAATATCTGAACTAGATTTACATCCAAATGCAAGTGGACAAACTATATTAGCAGAGTTTTTATATGAAAAAATTATTAATAGTTAGTGGTGATAGTTATACAGCAAATAATTACAAGTCTATTTTACATCCTGAATTAGATATATCTTGGCCTGTGTGGCCAGAACTTTTAGCAGATAGACTTAATATGGAATGTATTAACTTGGCAAATGCAGGTTCTGGTAATGAATTTATATACTCATCATTACTAGACAAAATAAACACAATAGAAAATAAAAAAAGTATAGGTTTAGTTTTAGCTGCGTGGTCTCAAGCACAAAGAAAAGACTTTGAAGAAGGATGTAAAATTAAAAAATGGAAGTCTTATAGAATAGATTCAAGTGGAGATATATTTGGATGGACAAGAAAAAGTATAAGAAACTTTATCAATTTACAACTTTTATGTGAATATTTTAATTTACCTTACAAACAATTTCAAATGATAAGACTATATGAAGACTATGTAACAGGCTTAAGACCTAGTCATAAACAAATTATTGAAAACAACTATGATGGTAATTATAGACTTACATATAATGGTAATAAATCTGAGGATATAATAAGTTTGTTTAATATAACAACAGAATATAAAAATACATTAAACATTAAAAATTTTTTAGGTTGGCCAATCATAGAACAGTTTTCAGGCTATTCTATTGCAAACAAAGTTTTAAAAACTAAAATAAATAATATTGATGTTTGGGATTCAAATTTAATTATTTCTGATTTAGATCACCATCCAAACGCAAAAGGCCAACAAAAATTAATGGAGTACATATATGACAGGTTGGGATAGAGATTATCTAGCAAACAAAGAAGAATACTTAAAACTTTTTGATAATATAATGCAAAAAGAAAACGAAAGAAATATTGAGTTTTTAGAAGAAAGTATTTTAAAAATTATTAATAGAAAATATGCTATAGCTTGTGCGAGTGGTACAGACGCATTGCATTTTTCACTTATTGCATTAGACATTAAACCAGGTGACGAAGTATTAACTACAAACTTTTCTTGGATATCTACAGCCTCTTGTATAACGATGGTAGGTGCAACACCTGTATTTTGTGATGTTGATTTAGAAACTTATCATATGTCAATTGATAGTATTAAACGTATGTATTCTGATAAAGTAAAGGCAATAGTGTACCCACACCTGTTTGGTAATATATCAGATATGACAGAAATACAAAACTTTTGTGAAGATAAAAACATAAAACTAATAGAGGATGCTTGTCAATCATTTGGTGCAAATAGAAATGGTCAGTATGCAGGAACGTATGGTGATGTTGCAACATTAAGTTTTAATGCAAACAAACCAGTTGCAGGTATATCTGGAGGTGGTGCGTTTCTTACAGATGATAAAGAACAGGCAAATCTAGTAAGAAAATTAAGAAGACACGGTAACAATGAAGTATTAGGTTATAACTCTAAAATGTTAGCGATCAATGCTGAATTTATTAATTTTAGAATAGAAAAAATGCACGAATGGCAAGATAAAAGATTTAGAATAGCTAAAAGATATGATAACAATTTAAAAGATATAGTTACACTTCAAAAAATAGATGAAGGTGTTAATCATTGTTATCACAAATATGTTATTAAAGTTGAAAATAAAGAAATAAGAGAAATCTTAAAGAAAAGACTAGGGGCAAGTGTACATTATCCTAATCCTATATCAGAAAATGCAATGTATAATTCTATTATACATAGAAAAGACAGGTGCTTGAATAGTCAACAAATATGTGATACAATATTAACATTACCTATTCATCCGTATCTAACAAATGATGAAATAGATAATACTTGTAATATAATAATGGCCACAATATGATAGAACACAACGAAACTGTAACTCAATTTAGCTACATTGACAAAGATAATAATATGGTTAATATAACTGACCAAATGCCAATTGAATTTTGTCAAAGTGTTCACAAACTTATAGGTGGTAATATTATAGATGAAAGTTTAATTAATGAAAATACTGAAGATATTTACGATTATATAATTGAAAAGTTATATACTCGTCCAGAGTATATGGAAAACAACGTTGAATTTAAATCTAAACATAAAATAAAAATAGCCTTTAACAAATTTATTTTTAAAATAATTAATAAAATAGTAAAATGAAAACCTTAGAAGAAATACAAGAAAATTATTTAGCTGTAGATTTCTTTTTATCTATGTCGTGTAATAAAAATTGTCATTACTGTACAAGTTATACACTAGAGATGAGAAATCTAACAGTAGATATGGATTTTTTAAAAAAAGTTTTAGACTATTTAAAAGATTATAAAATAAGAGTATGTTTACTTGGAGGTGAACCTGGACTTATTAAAAACTTAAATGATGTCATAAATGAAATTAAAAAATATCCTAATTTTGTTTGTTCAGTACTTTCAAATTCTTTTATACGTAAAAGATATCCACACATACTAAAAGATAAAGAAATACTTTATGTTGAACATAACATATTAGACTGGTACGAACACGAAGTTACAAAACTTGGAAATTTTGATTTTATACCTGAAAATGACTATAACAATTATAATGTGGTAGTACAAACACCGAATTACTTTAAATATAAAGACAAGTATCCTGAAATATTAAAAAAATTAGAACATAAAAATACAATGTGGAAATCATTTAATGGTAGAACACCAAACAAAGATGATGTGTTAGCAGTACACGAACAAGCTGCTGAAATAGATCGTAAGATGTGTGCAGCTTTTCCTATGGTACCTGTGATAGATTTTGAAAAAAAACATATAGTACATTGTAGTAAAAAGTTTGCTAATAATGATGAACTTTCAAAAACATTTGAACTAACAAAAGAAAACATTGATAAAATGATGAACTTTAGATTATTTAAATATGAAAGTTATTGTAAAACTTGTACTGAATGGGTACAGCCTAAAGGACATTTTCCTTTAAGAAAATATGGAAAGGTATTAAATGGTTGATAATATAGAAAAAGAAAAAAAATTAAATACATTTTTTAACAGAAAAACAATAAACATTGATATTTCTTTTAGATGTCCACTGGAGTGTCCTAGATGTCAAAGACAAACTTATTTTAAAGACAGAGGACTAAAAGTGCATGGATACGATTTATCATTAAATGAAATAGAAAAATTATCTAATTTTTTTACAAGATTTGCATTTTGTGGTCAGTTATCAGATCCTGTTCATCATCCTAAATTCCCAGAAATATTAAAAATATTACATAAAAAAAATGTTAGATGTGAAATACATAATGCAGCTAGTCAAAAATCAATAGACTACTATATTGAATGTTTTAAAGCAAACCCAAATGCTGAGTGGGTGTTTGCGTTGGATGGATTGCCAAAAGATAGTCACAAGTATAGAATTAATCAAAACGGTGAGAAAATGTTTCAAATTATATGTGAGTCTAAAAAATATCTAAAAAGAGCACCAATATGGCAATATATTGTTTTTAGTTATAATGAAAATGATATTAAAACAGCTCAAGAATTAGCTAAAAAGAACGGAATTACATTTTTATTACTACAATCCTCAAGGTGGTTAAGTGATGATGATCCATATAAACCAAAAAACAAAGAATTAGCTTTAGATGCCAAAACAGAAACTAGATAAATCTTTAGAACATAAACCATTTAAATATAGGGTTGAGAAAGCTATTAAAGGTAAAATAAAATTAGAACCAAAATGTATGATTACACCTGAAGACAAAAGACAAGAGGAGATTAAAATGGTGGCAGTAACAAATAGAGGCCATTTATTGCCTTGTTGTTGGTTAGACAATCCAAACATTTTAGATCACCCAACTATGAAAAAATTATTAAAAGTGAGTAAAATAAGTGAACATAATTCAGTAGAAGATATTTTAAATTCGAAAGTTTGGCTTGATTTTGCTAAAAACCTAATTGAGTCTGAAGATAATATGGATAAAATTTTATGGCCTTGTATTCATCATTGCAGAAAAAGAGAAGACAAAGACAAATATAGAATAGATACATATTTTGACGATACAGGAAACATAATAGATAGGATTGTTAATTGATATGCCAAAGCAAGAACGAGATAAAAGTTTAGAACATAAACCATTTAAATATAGGGTTGGTAAACCTATTCCAAAAGAAATAGAAATGCAACCAAAATGTATGGTTGAAAGAAATGAAGAAAAATCAATTAATACTCAACAGGCAGCAGTTACAAATAGAGGCCATCTAATTCCTTGTTGTTGGTTAGATGAACATCAAACTTTAAATCATCCAATTATGATAGAATTATTAAAAGTGAGTAAAATAAGTGAACATAATTCGATAGAAGATATTTTAAAAACAAATGAGTGGACTAATTTTGCTAAAAATTTAGCTGAAAATAATATGGATAAAGTTTTACCTAGTTGTATTCATCATTGCAGAAAAAGAGATAACAAGGACAAAATAAAAAAAGAAACCTACTTTAAGGACGGAAAAGTTAAAAGTAAAAATATTGTGTAAACTAACAGGAGATATATTATGAAAATTTACAGCGTTGCATTAAACTTACACGACCACAATACATATGATGGAAACTATCACAATCAAAGAGAGCGTCATACCAGATTTAAACACAATCTTCCATATCACGCTGAAGCTTATGCTCACCAATCTGATATATTAAATCCTAAAGATTATAGATTAAATGATGAGTTTGTTAGTGAATACTTTAAAAAGAGAGATGGAGATGATGTTTTAGCGTTTACGTACACTCTAGGTGGTATTAGAAAATCAAAAGATGAACTTTTTAACACTATATTAAAAGATCATAAAGAAATACTTAATTATGAACCTAAAAAACTTTGGGATCATTATTATAAAGATGGAATTTATTATATAGATCATCATCAATCTCACGCCGCATATGCCTTTATTAATTCAGGCTTTGAAGAGTCTGATATATTAGCTATTGATGGAATAGGTTCAAAATATAGATGTGTATTTTTTGATAAGGATAAAAATATGATAGACTTATCTGATAAGTTGCCAATAGGATGGTTATGGAATCATATGTCTAATCTTACAGGATTCGGAACACTCGGTGCAAGTAAATTAATGGGCAAAGTTGGATATGGTAAATTTAATCAATATTATTATGATTTTTTAGATACAGTATTATCTGGACCTATTTTAGAAAAAAAACAAAATTGGCCATTTGTACCAATCTATGGTATTGATGATCTAGCATATACACTACAACAAATTACCATTGACAAACTTAAAGAGTACATATGGCCTTTAAAGACTTGTGAAAATTTATGTATTGCAGGAGGTGTTGCTTATAATGGTTATATGAATGAGAGATTTACAAACCACTATATGAATGAAGTGTATGTACCGCCTGCTGTTGGGGATGAAGGTCAGGCCATAGGTACATATCAACACGCTGACTATGTTTTAAATCAAAATATACACAAATCACAAACATACGCTGGAGTTGAATATGATTATGTTGGTGAAGAAAAGGCAGATTATAAAGAAGTTGCACAAGCAATTGCTGATGGTAAAATAGTAGGTTGGTTTCAAGGTAAATCTGAAAGTGGTAATAGGGCATTAGGTAATAGAAGCATATTAGCAGATCCTCGTAATCCAGATATAAAAGACATTATTAATCACACCATTAAGATGAGAGAAGACTTTAGACCTTTTGCACCAGCTGTACTAGAAGAACATTATAAAGAATACTTTAAAACAAGATTTCCTAGTCCATATATGAGTAGAATATGTAAAGTTAAAACAGATAAAGTTCCAGGAATTACACACGTTGATGGCACCGCTAGAATACAAACTGTTAATAAAGAATTTAATGAAAAGTTTTATAATATTATAAATGAGTTTTATAAAATAACAGGAATTCCAATGCTATTGAACACAAGTTTTAACTGTCAGGAACCTATAGTAGAAACACCTGAGCAAGCTATAAGAACCTTTAAAAGAACAGCATTAGATATTTTAGTAATAAATAATTACATAATAAGAAAATAATATGAATTTATTAGAACTATATAAAAATCGAAGACAAGCCTTTTCTTATAAACTAGATGCACACATAGAAGAGGAAACTATTTTAGAATGTTTTAAAAAAGCTCAAATTGAATCACCCTCAAAAAATAACGAACAACCGTATAAAGTAAACATATTTGGACCAGATTGCCAAAACATAAAAGAAAGAATTTACAAAAAAGTTATAGACAAGCATAGACGTATGCAACAAAAGTCGGTAGATCGTAACTTATCTGCAACAAAATTAAAACCACACGACACAATTAATCAACTTAGTGATGATCAAAGACTTGGAAATATAAATGTAAATTACAGACACGTATTAGATAACACATATTTAGCAGTTTTTTCACAAAGACTTACAAATCCTAATCAATATAATCTTAATCTAGCTGCGACAGGTGGTCATTATTTAGACAACGCTGATCCTTTAGAGTTAAAAAATAATGAAAAAGCAGTGGCTGTAGAAGTAGGATTATTTGCTGATGCAGTATCTCTATTTTTATTAGAAAGGGGTATAGGAAGCTCATATCATATCTGTTTTCAACCAGACGCTGATAACTTTATAGATATACCTGGTGTTACAGATTATATAAAAGATGGACCTTGCGAAGGACAACTTGTAGGAACAGTTTTGTTAATGATGTCAATCGGTATTGTTAATCTAACAAAAAGACAATATTTAGAAAAATTAGAAAAAGACAAGTCTAAAAACTTTTATAATGATTCAGACCATTATAAATCTAATACAAAACCATCATTTGAAACAGTAGTTAAAATACACAAAAAATAATATGATTGATAATATAGAAATAGAATTATTTAAAAAAATTATACAAGAAAGTAGGCACAATCCTGATGTTTTGGATTCTTATAGTATAAATCAATTTAATGCAAAAGAAAAACTGATAGAACACGTAGAAAATTTAAACATACTAGATAACAATTCTGAAATAGTAATATTTGGAAGTTGGTATGGAAGTATCTTTATACCAGGATTTAAATATGTAAAAAGAATTACTTTAGTTGATACTGATAGGGCTGTTATCAATATTTCTAAAAATAGATTATTTGATCACTATAAAAATGTAGATTTTGTTTGTAATGATGTGTTTGAATGGGCTGAAGACTCAAGTAGAATTAAAAAAACAGATTTAATTATCAATACTTCTTGTGAACATATGAAATCTATGAAAGAACTCAAAATATTAAGTAATTTAAATTGTTATTTTGCTTTTCAGTCAAATAATATGTTTAACATACCCACACACACAAATTGTGTAAACAATATTGATGAATTTAAAGAACAATTACCCTACAATGCAAATGTTATGGTAGAAGATGAAATAAAAGATGAAAGAGGAACAAGATTTCTTGTTATAGGGAGATTTAATGAAAAGAGTAATCTATAGTTTATATATTGACATACCTAGAAATGAACTTGATTTATTTGATGAAAAAGTTTTAGGTAAAAACAAAATACCAATAAACCACGCCACAAAACATTCATTCAAACTACATTATCCTAAATTATTAGCTTGTAAACACACATATGCTTATGAAACAGGTGTTGATTTCAAAATGTTTGAATATGACTCTAATTTTATTATGTTTAAAGAGAATTTTAATAAAAAATATCCATTTGTAACATCTTATAATATTGTTAATTTTTATAAACTACATTTACTATACAAACTGGCTGAAGAATATGATGAAATTCTTTATTTAGATTTTGATGTTGTTCCTGTTACTAAAGAAAGTTTTTTTGATAAGTGGGATTTTCAAAAAGGAATATGTGTATATGATAACACATATAAGGTACAAAAGATGGAAGTAATATCTGAAAAGACAAATACTATAAGAAGTCCATCGTCAAAATATTATAACACCCAGGCTATGTTATTTGCACACAATCTTAGTATGAAGAATAATGTTATAAACACAGGAATTATTGGAACTAATAAAAAATATTTAGAAAAGTTAAATTACTTTGGTTCATTTGATGAAGACATATCACTTATGACTGAATTAAAAACTGATACAAGTTTTTTTCCTAAAAAAATAGTTGATTTTTTTGGATATGATAATGAAACACTTTTTAGTTTTAAACTAGAACAAAACAAAGTACCTGTTCAATGGTTAGATTCAGAATGGCATTATTTTTTTAGCTCTCAACAATTTATTCCTAAAGAAACAAAATTAATACACGCTATAAATAAAAATTTTGATTTAATATGGAAATTATATGATTAAGATATGTACTGTTTACTTTGAAGGATTATATAAACCAGAATATGTATCAAAACTCTATAGATCACTAAAAAGAAACTCTACAGTACCTTTTGAATTTATCTGTATTAGTGATAATAAAAATATTGAAGCTGACGTCATATTACCATATAATCACCTTGGTGATATTAAACGACACTGGCATAAATTAAAATTTTTCAGTCCACAATTTGCATATCAACAACCTGGTGATGATATTATTATTATGGACATTGATCAAGTAATAGTAAACAATGTTGATGATATATTAAAATGGGAAGTAAAAGAAAACGAATTAGTTACTTATGAAAATTGGTGGAATAGTAAACCAAATCCATTTGCAGCTGTAAATCCATTACCTATTAACGGAGGTTTTTACAAGTTTAAATCAGGAAGTTTAAAATTTATATGGGATGAATTTTCTTTAAATCCTGAATACTGGCAATTACATTATTATAACAAAGGTGATGTACATTATAAGTATTATGGAGAACAAAATTATGTAAACTGGAAACTAGAAGAACACAATTGTGTAATTAATAAACTACCAGCTCAATGGATTGGTAAATATGCTGATACAAATAGGGAAAATATAGTACTTAACAAAATGTATTCTACAAAGTTTAATACTGACTTTATGATATTGGATGATGTCAATGATAATATTAAAATAGTACACTTTTTAGGTGTTGGAAAAGTGATACACGGTAATAATGATAGTTTTATAGAAAAACATTGGAAATAATGGAAAAAATATTTAAAGATAAAGGTATTAACATAGACGCAGGTAATAAATGCACTTTAGAGTGTGCAGCTTGTGCCCGCCAACAGTATAAAAACATTGGTAGAAAGATTCCTGGAAACGATTTAACACCTGAACAATTTGATAAATTAACTGCTCATTTTAAAAAAGTTTCTTTTTGTGGAACATTCTCAGATCCAATTTTCAATCCTTATTTTTTAGATATATTAAAAATATGCAAAGAAAAAAATATCAAAACAAAAATTAGTACAGCAGCGTCACAAAGACCTATATCTTGGTATCAAAAGGCCTTTGATACATATGATAAAGCTTTATGGGTTTTTGGCATAGATGGATTGCCTAAAGATAGTCATAAGTATAGAATACATCAAAAAGGAGAATATCTTTTTGACATAATGCTAATGGCAAAATCTCAAAATATACCTGTAGAATGGCAATATATTGTTTTTGATTATAATAAAGATGATGTAGAAGAAGCTAAAAAAATAGCAAAAAAACACAAAATACGATTAACTCTTATTTTTTCACACAGAAATGTATCTACTAATAATAAAAAAATAGAAAATATAAACGATAAAAAAGAAATAGAAAGTGTTATTTTAGAAAAAGAAACTAAAATTGTATATAAATCTAACGTTATATCTAATACAGAAACAAAAAGTTTTAAACCTAAATGTATCCATACTAATAGAGATTTATCTTTTTCTAACACAGGTCATATATTACCTTGTTGTTGGTTAAATACTCAAAACAAAGAAACTGAAATATCTAAATTATTTGATAGTAAACTTCATATAGATAATAATACGGTAGAAGAAATTTTAAATAGTGAAGATTGGAAAAACTTTTTTAACATATTAAAAAATGATTCTTCTAAAGTACCGTTTAAATGTAGAAGTAATTGTACCAATGATTTAAATGACAATCCAGAAGAAACTAAAATAAATATATGAGAATAATTTGTTGTAGATTTGGTAATAAGTTTACTCAATGGCACGTTGATAACTTAAAACATATGATAGATAAATACTCTGGCTTAAAATATGATAGCTTTGAAATCATAGAAGATGATCTATTTGGCAATTGGTTTAATAAGTTTCAAATGTATGATAGATTTAGAGATGGTGAGAATTTATATTTTGATTTAGATGTAGTTATCTTTGACAAACTTCCTAATTTAATTAGAAAAAACTTTACTTTACTAGACGATACGTGGTGGAGAGAACGTGCTCACACACCACTTAACTCATCTATTGTTTCTTGGACAGGTGATATATCTCATATATGGAATAAATTTAAACAAAAACAGAATCACTATCTTAAAACATACATTAGAGGAAGTGATGAATGGTATTTTAAGAATATAGAATATGAAACCTATGACAAAATTTGTCCATCTATAAAAGATTATATCTATACTAAACCTTCAAATTATAGTGTTTGTACACTTGGTCAAATGCACCATTTACAAGAAGAAGGATGGACTGGTTGGTATTCTAATTATTTTCTACCGAAGACTCGTATATAGCTAAAGCGTTTTTAATTACTTCTAACTTAGTTTTAGATAATCTCAATTGTTTTTTAGCTTCATCATTTTTTGATTTACTTACAGGTTCCATTTCAAAAAATGCTAACTTTAAAGCAAAAATATGGTCTATATTGTCAATATCAGTAAATAGAGCCTTTACAATTGTGGGATAAAATTTTGTGTCAAGTTTATCTTTGTCAAGTACGAGTCCTTCTTTTTGAGCAATTCTCAAAACTTCTTCTTCAAACCCTTTTCTTTCCTGTGTACGTTTCTGATATGTAGATTCGTGTAAATCATCTAAGCTCATAAACTTAGATAGTACTTTATATTGTTCTCCATTTTCATCATATGGAATAATAGTAGTAAATACACTTCTCTTATCTGCTGTTGTAGTTTGTATTTCAATATTTTCTCTTGCACTATCAATAAAATAAGCAGTTAAAAAATTATCTTTTAAGTATTCTTCAGTTATCATTACGATTCTCCTTTATATAATTATATAAGTCAATTTTTGGTGACCATCCAATTGTATTTAGTAGGGTATTATCAGCAAGGTTATCTAATCGTTCAAACGCATTTCCCACAACACGTTTACAATCAATTTTAAAATAATCAACCAACTCTATAAGGTTGTTTGTTCTTCCTGAACCTATGTCTGTAATACCCTTTAAGTTTGATTTAATCAAACTGTCTATCGCTCTCACTAAATCGTCAACGTGTATAAAATCTCTACTATGATTTGTGTTAATGTAAGGAACATCATTTCTTAATATTCTTGGTATTAACATTGTATCTCTAGCATTAGGACCATATACAGTTGTAAATCTCATACCAACACTATTCTCTGGAGCAATTTGCTCAAGGCTATACTTGCTCATAGCATATGGATTTTTCCAAGGCTCGTGTGCTGTTGATGAACTTGCGTATAAGATTCTTGTGTCTTTGAAATAATCAAAAAGTCTTTGACCTGCAATTACATTTTGTTCCCAATATTCTGTAGGTCTATCTAAACTATCTCGTACACCAGAAAGGCCAGCAAGATGTATAACTAAATCTACGTTATATTTTAAGTCGCAAGTAAGCAGATTATTGCCTGTTTGTTTATCCAGACAAATTACTTTGTGATTAATTTTTAAAAAGTTGAATAGATGTTGGCCTATAAAGCCTTCACTACCAGTTAATAATATATTCATAATTCATAATATAATTTTTTAAATCTATTTATTAAGATTTAATAATTCGTAAATAATATGTGTTAGCTGTTACTGCTGAACCATCAGGAAACTCTTGTGCTCTATAGTCATCAGCGTTTACAAACAATTGTTGATAGTTACCAGAACCATTTAAAATAGTATCTGCAATACCAGAACCTCTTGTATTACCTGTTGCTGTAGTTCCTAAAGTATAACTTAAAGCGTATCCATCACCTGATGAAGCAGCTGTATATCTAATCCATTCTCCTATCAACGAATCAAACGCAGCCGTTGTATATTCTTTAATGTTGTTAGAAGCGTCTAAGAAATAAGGTTCAGTATATGTACCACTTACACCATCAATTCTATGTAAGTAATAGTTTGTAACTGTTGTTGGTTGGTCAAGTGTTTCAGGAATACCACCAGCAGTATATAAAGATGTATCTGCTCTTGTATCTGAAAAGATTGGTGTTGAAGCACCAGACACTTCAGTTGAACCTGCAACAGAAGCTGAAGTTGAAATGTGATATGTTCCAGCTTGTGATGATGTTGTTGAACCAGAAGCTAATAAGTCAATTGCAGGATGTAAAAATGTATCTTTTACATCTTGTAAATTCATCGCTTGAATTTGACCACTTGCGTTATAGTACACAGGCCAAGTTTTACCAGTATCACTTGTAGGCGTTACTGTAGCATTTGCTGAACTAATTTTAGCATATGTTACTGTAACTGTACTAGGTTCTGCTGTTGTAGCTTCAGTTGGATAACCTGTTGTACTTGTTGAATATGATCCCGCTTGCTTTCTTGTATCTGTAATACTTCCAATGTTACCACCAGAACCTACAACAGACAAAGCAACACTAGGATTTAATGAATATTGATAGACGGATCTTGCTACGATTTCATCAACCATAGTAGTGTCCATCTCACGTAGATTTCCACTAACTACGTATAAAGGTTTTCTTACTGCCATAATTTCTCCATTTTTTTACATTGGTACCACTTCATTTCAGTAAGTACCTCTTTAATTATATTTATATTTATACAAACTTTAACTTAAGCACCAGCTCCGTATAAAGTCTTAACTACTGTGCCTGTTGAGTTTAAAATCTGCAAAGTTACTACACTTTTTAGTTGATCCTGCCCAATAGCATCATCTGCCATATTTATTTCACCTATTGTGTCAGAAGCTATCATTGAACCAGTAATAACAGAGCTACTTCCTGTAGTAATAATAGTTCCAGTTTCATCTGGAATAGTAATTGTTCTATCTGCTGTGGGATCAACTACGGTTACTGTGGTCTCAAAGTCATCATTCGTAGCGCCTTCAAAAATTAAATTATAACTTGCGTTTAAGTTTATGTTTGAACCAAACCTTACAGTTCCAGTTGTGTTAGAAATATTTGTTGCTGATACATTAGGATTAATTAATGTTGAACCTGCTTGAATTGTGCCTGCAGCTGTAACATTGTCATTTATTGTAATTGTGTCACTATCACTTGAAGCAATTGTATTTCCAGCTACTGTTATAGTTCCTAAAGTGTGTGTACCAGTTCCCTGTGCTGTAAATTCTCCTGTTATGGTAACATCACTTGGTAAAGAAAATGTAACTGTATCTGTAGCACTAACTGTAGCTGTAACTTGATTCGCTGTACTAGCAAATGTTAATGTTTGTGCATTAGATATTGTTTCAGTAGTTGAACCATCAGAAATATCAAACGCTAAACTTCCTGAAATTGATGCATACAATTCATTTACAGCACCAATTACTGATGTTGCACTAATACCAGAATCAAGTGTTGCTATATCTCCAAAATCTGTTTCAGATAAAGCATTAAACTCGGTTCTAAATTCTTCGAGTGTTTGTGTTGCTGATATTGTTCTTGCAGCCATTATTTTTTAATTACCTCTTTTAATAGTTTTTTAATTTCAAATAATTCACTTTTTAAATTATTTATCTCTTTTACTGTATCTCTTAAAACATCATTTTGTTTTTCTCTACTTTTATAACGACTCATATAAATTTGATAATCAGTTTTATTTACATTTACAATTGCGTTAGAACTTGTATCTCTAACTAAACTTGCAAATCCTTCAACTTGTAATTTTGTCATATTAGATAGCCAATGCAATACCTCTCATATCTCTCAATACAGGTGGATATGATGAATTGGTTCCTTTCATTACTATTTTTAGTTGGAATGATGTAAAGTCGTGTATATCATTAGCAGTAAATTTGTATTCTTTAAATGTGCTATCGTCTTCAGCAGGTGTAATTGAAATATCTGAACTACCGTCTGTGTTAAATGGTGTCCAACTTATATCATCCAATTGTCTTTCTTCATCTGGTCCTGAAACTCTATAATACATTTCTACTTCAGATGTCGCTCTGATATTTGCAGTTAATCTTATATCCAATGCCTTAGAATTGTTTTCTAAAATAATTGGTTTAGTACAATAAACAGCAGCTGATGATGTACCTAAATTATTAGTGTCATCCAAATAGTCAGGTGTATTAGATGAAGTAGGACTATTTAATCTGTTTGCAATTGTAAACACACTCATTCTTTGTGTATCTAATACTGGAGATATTTTAGTGTTTGTTGTTGTTAATTCTAAGATTGTGTAGAAAGATTTACCAGAACCTTGAGCGGCAACTCCTAATACAGTATCTCCAGATTCATTTATTTCACTTGCAACCATCTGAGGTGCAGTAAAGAATAAGTTATCGTTGTTTACTACAGCAAGTTTGTTTGCAGCTGATGTTAAAGTAAATTGTGTTTCTGAACCGTGTACTGATTTACCAGTAGATGTTCTTACATAATAATCTATATTTGTTCCTGGAACAACCATAGTTTGAATACCACCTAAGTTTAATACATCAAAAATTCTATTTTGAGTTGCTGTAACTGTAGCACCTCCAATGTCGCCTGTAGCACTAGCAGTTCCAGAAGCGAGTGTAATATCGTAACTATCTAAAGTAATATTTGAAATACTTGTATATGTTCCGTTAATTGGATCTGTAGTAGTATCAATACCATTATAAGTTCCGCTTGGTATACCAGCAATTGTAACATTGTTATCAGTTCCGTGCATACCGTGATTTGGATGGAATACTCTAATAACTGACGAGCCATTTGTTGTTCTTAAAGGATTATTTTTAAGTGTTCTTGTAGATAAAGTATCATTTGTTAAAGTAACTGTACCTGTAACTTGACTAAATTCTGCTCTTCTTAGTTTAAACTTCATATCTTCATTTTGTTCAGCAGACCAAGTCATACCGTTTTGAGATTTAAATAATACACCAGCATAAGGTTGAGCAGATATGGTTCTATTTGAGTCTAATGATGTTTCGCCTATTCTTGCTACATAAGCATTGTAATCTTGTGAGTTAGCCATTACAACAAAACAGTATTCTATATTGTTTTGTATATAAACTGGACTTGGGAATGTAAATTTAGTTGCGACTGTACCATCTGTACTTGTATTTACTGAACCAGGATTTAAAGTAACTTCTGAGAATGGTAATATTTTTTGTCCTGGATAACCGTTAACAACATCTCTAATTTGTACTGTAACTGGTATAGCACTATCTTTTGTACTAAAGAATATGTCAATTGAAGTTAAGAATACACCACCTTCATCATCAATTAAGAATGTTTGTGCTAAAGGATCGTGGTAACCAACTTGTCTTTCTTCCGTTCTTGTAGATGTTCTTGTGATAGATTGTGTTTCAGTAACACTTCTCATTTCAACACGAGCTTCTCTACTTGATAAAATAGTTTCCCTTACAGTTTCTAATAATCCTCTTGCAACGTACTCAACGTTTGCCGCTGTTTCTACATTTGCATTTGTTAAACTGTTTGAAGAAGAACTTGTTAATCTGAATAGTCGTTGACCTGTTCTCCATCTAGGATTTGCGTCAACTTTTGGATCAGGTATTGCAAAAGTACCTGTTACTGAACCATTAGCGTCTGTAACTAAATTACCTCCTAAAGAACCACCGTCAGGTGTTACGTATGAGGCAATATTAATATTATCAAAGAATGGATATACTCTTGTATTTGGTTTTAATCTTGTTGCATTAAATGTAATTGTTCTACTTCTTATAAACGGAACAAAGGCAACTGAAACAACTCTATCACCAATAGATGTTCTAATTGTTTCTGGTACAGCAACAGCTCTAATACCTGTTCTTGTTTGTGAAACTTGTTGTGCAGTAGTGACTTCTTGTCTAGCAATAACTCTCCAACCATGGCCACCTCTTACCTCATAAGTTCCAATATCACGTCTTTCTGTTTCTATAGGTCTTCCTGTCCAAGTATCTTGCCAAGAATTCCAAACTGTACTCATAGGAAATTCAGATAACTGACCACTATTACCAGATTGTTTTGTTAAGTTATCCCAACTACCATTAGGGTTGTTGATAACTAATTCTGGAGCTCTTTCTGTTTCTTTCCATTCATCACCTGGAGGTGTTAATTCTATTGACCCTATCCAAGTAAATACTCCAAATGGGTTTACATTAATAGCTTTACTTGCATATGGTTGATCAATTAAAGTAGCTTCTGTGTAAGGTAAGGTAATAAGATCACCTGTTTTTTGATAGTTTGCAGTTGTTCTATCACTATTAACAATTTCTGTACCATCATCATCTCTTTCAATTAATTTGACAGCATCTTCGTGGAATGTAGGACGCAATTCACCTTTTGCATAATCTATTGAAACTTTATAATCTTTATTTCCAACATCGCCTATATTATGACCTGTAAAATTATCTACGACAAATCCATTTTTAAATCTATCAAAACCATTTGCGTCTTGTATTTGTAAATTTTGTGCAGCTGTTTCTAAAAGAGATAATTGAGTATAGTATTCAACTGTGTCAATTCTACTTTCAATACGACCAATATCTCTCATTGTGTATCGTTTATTATCAACGTGTTCAATACCTACATCGGAAGTATCTAATGTGTATGCTGGTAAAAATAATGTGTATAGGTGCATAGCATTATCTAAAGTACCTGGAACTCTTGGTGCTATTGAACTAGCACCTTTTACAACTTTAAAATTACCATCTTTGTCTAAAAATATTTTATCTACTCTTCCTAAATAATATTCAAAATCTGATCTTATATCAGAATTAAATTTAATAGGTTGTACTGTTGAGGCACCTGTGCCATCAAACGATCTGTCTTGTACTCCTGAATTAATTGTAGAAGCGTCATCAACTCTTGGTCTAAAATCTAAACTATCTCTTAACTCATATCTCACACCTGTTGTAGATGAAGTATATGCTGGTATATCCTCATAATTAATTGCTGAATATGAATCAACATCAAAGTAATCACCTGAACTATGAGTAAAATAATCAAAATCAATTAATAGTCGGCCTGTTGGTGTTACTTCACCATCTTTTAATTTTATTCTACCAATGTCATAAAAATTATCTCTTTGACCATTGTCTAAATCAAATCTACTTGTAATATTTGTATCACTTGTAGTTGCAGCTGTTGAAAAATCAGCAGCCATATAAACTGCATTTATTTGATAAACGTCTGCTTTTGCAAGACCTATTGTACCACTTTCAATTGTAGTTTGATCTGTTATTGCAACCTGTGAACCTGTTGTTAAAGATTTTGTTTTTGATGTACCTACTGATTTGTTTATAGTTAGTAAAGCCTTTATATCGTGTGAAGCATAATTAGCACCAAAGTCAATTGTTAATTGTGTTTTTGCAACATTTAAGGTAAAAATTGAAGTACCTTCGTGGTTGTTTCCTGTTAAACTTAAAACATCTCCAACGGCACCTGAACCACCAGAACCTAATGATGTTATTGAAATTGAAAAATCACTTTCTGATAAATCAGCAAACGTTTCATCTACACCTGCATTAAATGTTCCAATACCATCTCCAGTTAAAGATTTAATTTCGTGTTTTCTAAAAGTATATGTTGTATCTGAAGCATTACTGTTAGCAGTTGTTTTTAATGTTTTTATATTAGTATAAGGTAGTTTAAATATAGAAACATTTTTTTCAGGTGATTGTGATTTTGCACGTCTTCTTGTTACAATTGTTTTTGTAGAAGCAGCTGCAGTTACACTTGATAATGTCAAACTTGAATTTGAAATAATAGCTTCTACTATTTTTGTTTCTGTATTTCCACTATCATTTGTAAATGAAATTGAGTCACCAACTTTTAATTCTTCAGTAAATCTTGTATTAATACCTTGTACATCAGCAGAACCTGAACCAACGTCAATTGATCCAGTTAAAACAAAGTTATCTCCATTTGTAGCATCTAATGCTGTATCAGCAGTAAATGTTGGACTACCAGCCATTGCAATTTGTTTAACCGATGGTAAATCAAATGATGTAACACCTTTTAAACCAACAGCGTCTGATTGAATAACTGCTGTGTTACTTGATGTGCCGCCTGTAATAGTTTCTCCAGCAACAAAGTCACCTTGTACATTTGAAATTACAACAACTCCATGTGCAGCTGTTCCACCTGAACTATAAGCAGTGAACGCTGATGAATCTATAGATGTTGTTCCGTCTGTGCCATATAATTCAAATGTTGTACCTGATGGATTTCTAACCGTATAAACATTACCATTAACTTCAGTCATACCAGATACACTTGAAATTGTAACTTGTTGACCTTCTTTAAAATTGTTGTTTGCTGTAACTACAGCAGGATCAGCTTGAGTAATACCTGTAATTGTAGCACTTTCAGTTGTAGAGTGTGTTTGTACAACACCTGTTGCACCTGATGTGCCACCTGTTACAATTTCTCCATCATTAAATGATTGAGCTGTTCTAATATTTAAATGAGTAAACAAAACAATATCAAAAAGATAATGTTTGTAAATTGCACTTGTTAAACTTGAACTTGAAAAAATATTTGCCGAAGCAGTACCAGATGAATATTCAAAACCTCTACTTTTTGCTCTTCCTATTTGTGTTACGGAAGATTCTGTTCCTGTATTTACAGTACCACGTGAACTTGTAGCCACGTTATGGAGAGTTAATCCTTTAAATGGTTCAATACCTGACGCAGAAGCAATATCTGGTGTACCATAAACGTTTGTTACGTTAACATAGTTACCAATATCAAATCTTGTACTAAAATTATTTTGTGTATCGAAATCTCTAGCCTTATCTACATCAATGTAAGTAGTAGCTATAGTATCTATTTCATAACCTTTTACATATGCTTTTCCTGGAGAAAATCCTACAGCAAGTTTAGTAGTATCACCACCGTTTGCTGATGTATAGATACCTCTATTATTACCTGATGCTAAATGTTCTCTAACATCAATATCAAAAGGTCTAACAACATAGTCACCAGACTCGTCATATGTTCTTCTTGCTAATGTATCTTCTAAAACAGCATATTCAGTTGATCTAACTTGATTTTGCAACGTACCACTTGATAGTCTTAACAATTCATAAAAGTTTGTATCTTCGGTACTTGATAATCCTTTTTTAGCTAATGTAAGAAGAATTTTAAATCTGTGAGCACCTGGAGCGTTTGTATTTGAAACACCTTGTGCATTGTCATTTAAACTTGAATCATCTCCTGGAGTTACAAAAGATTCTGTAACTGTTAAACCAACTCTATAACTAGGTGTGTTTGAATATTTGTCTAAGATTAAAGTTTGTGCTGACACTTGAACGTGAAAACCATTAATATAATAAACACCTTCTTGTATTTGTGCAGCTGAACCTGTAGCAGTTGTATCAACAACAACAGTTGGATTACCTGAACCGTCCGATGTTAAAGTTTCACCATCTGAAAAGGCTATTGTTGTATTGTCAGTACTGTTTGTGTTAAAATATTTTACAAATAATGTATCTGGATCAGTACCGTCAGTTGCGACAGCGTTTATAACTTTTGCAGTTACGCCTGAAGTCCCGCCAGTTAATTTTGTACCAACGTATGTAGATAAACTTGAAGCTGATTTAGAAGTAAGTTTTACAGCATAGTATTTTAAATCATACCCAATTTCACCAGGTATAATCATTGCACCTTTGTCAAAAAGGTGATCTGATACTCTTTCTATTTGATTTTGTAGTTGAGTTTGAACTTGTGTTAATTCTCTAGCTTGAACAGCAAATGCAGGTCTAAAAAGTATTCTGTGAAACTTTTTCGACTCTGTAAAATCGTCATAGTAAGGACTGACATTAAAATCAGTTGGACTTGGCATTATCTATTTTCCCCTATTAAAACTCAATAATGAGTTTGATGTTTTCAGTTTGATCGGTTGCTCTAGTAATTTTGGTTCTGTTCTCTACATATAAAATTTCACCTGAGTCGTGTTGTAATTCTGGAGCAGCATATCCAGAAGTAAATGAAACGTTGTTAACTGTTTGTGTAGAAGTGTCTGGAGTACCAGTGGCACTTGAACCTTGACCAGTAATTACATTTGCACCTGAAAAAGTAGTTACATTTCCATTACTATCAGCCCCAGCGTCATTATGCCTTGTCTGAATGTAATATAAAATACCGTTTACAGAATCCCATTCAACAACTTTACCAACAGCACCTGTTGTTGCTTGATTAATTTCTTCATCAGCAGTAAATGTTCCTGGTGTTGGAGAACTTGCAATTTTAACTGCATATGTTCCTCTTAATGTTGCAGCTGAAGCAGCTGTTCCACTTGCGTTGTTTGGATCTTTAATTAAAGTAATTTTTCTAAAGTCGTTTGCAGCTGTAAAGTCACCAGAGTTTGTACTTTCTGTACCTTCTAATGTTGTGTTTAACATTACAAAAAATCCACCTAATTCTTCTACAGCATTAAATCCGTGTCCACCTTTTGGTGGAATAATAACATCTAACTCAGCACCTGAACCAGCACCGCCAGCATTTGTTGCTGTAATTATATCAGCGTTTCTAATATAACCTGATGTGTATCCTGTACCTCTTGTTGTAACTGTAACAGCTGTAATTGCACCTGAAGTTAAAGTAACTGAACATACTCCACCACTACCATCACCTTTTATTGGTACAGCAGTTATTGTTCCTGATGTTGCACCACCTGAAACTGTATAACCAGAACCAGCAGTTTTAATTTTAACCACATCTAAGGCACCATCAACAGCAGCTGAACTTACAGTTGAGTCTGTTGAAACACCCATAAAATCTGTAGATAAGAAATTTGCTTGCTGTGACGCTGATAAAGTGTACATATATTTCCACTTATAATCATCTGAAGTTGTAATAACTGAAGTAGAAGTGCCAGATGGTTGATCTGTTGATGTTCCACCACCGTTATTATCTAAACATTTGTAAACATTTCTATCTGAAGTTAAAACATAAAAAGTTGAATCAAATAAAGTAGTTGCACCACTATTTGAAGTTACTCTTGTTGATGTACTACCTGTTACATATTCTTCATAGTCGTGTCTGTAAATGTCATAAACTGTGCCAGACGTCCAGTTTCTTCTTGGTACTACAAAAGACACATCTGAAGCTGTAATTTTCTTAGCAGCTAATAAATCGTCAAAGTTTTTAAATTCGTTTAATACACTATCACCTGGTGTAATAGGTGCAGTTTCAGTTCCTTCGTAGTCTGTTCTTCCGTCTGGTCTTGTTAAAGTACCAAATTCTTGTGCTCTACCTATTCCTAAGTAGTAAACTGTTGGAGAAGCCTCAGAAAACGATTCTGAAAACTGTTCCGCATTGTTTATTCTAAATTTGTTTGTTATAATTGCTGGCATTTCTTATTCCTCATTTATATTTATAATCATTTTATTACGATCCTGAACCATATAGTGATTTAACTGTTGATCCAGAACTATCTAATATTTGCAATTCAACAGCACTTGTTAGTTGTGTTGAACTTATGGAACCTGCTGTTACTGAAAATTGTGTTCCTGTTAGTGTTAATGACTGTCCTGCTGAATATACTGCTACATCAGCAAATACAGCAAATGTAATATTTGTAGTACCAAAAGTAATTGTACCATTTGTGTTCATTACATTTAATTCTCCAGCACCTGTATCACCTTCTTTTACAAAAAAGGCATCACCTTCTCCTAAAGCATCAGGATCAGAAGCACCATAACTGTCAGCATCGGTTGCTCTTGTAAGTACCCAAGCAGTTGATCCATCACCAACAGTTGTTACTGTGTAAATACCGTTATGAGCAGCATTAGTTTGAGTGTCAATTAAAACTCTATCGTTTAAAGATAAAGCAACACCATCAATTGAAATGGCTGCTAATGTGCCTGCATTTGTTAATGTTGCACCAACACCTGCGGTTCCATTATCATATGTTGCATTTAAATTTGATGGAGACTCTACTCTTACTGCTGTGTGATAATGAATACCTGCAGCTGCAACATTATCAACATAAGTTTTAATTGCTTTTGCTGAAGCAATTGTATCATCCAAACCTGAAACTGAAGTTAAATCTGTATCTAAAACACCAGCTGCTAAATCAGCAACCTCGATGTTTGAAATTGAGTTACCAGTTCCGTTTGCGTCAAAAGTTTTGTTAGTAAGTGTTGTTGTTGAACCTGCAGTTATGTAACTTTGTAAATCACTTATTTGACTTTCTGTAATAGAAACACCTGAATTTATAGCTGATTGGTGTTGTGTTACACTTGATTGTGTAATATTAGCATCTGGAACATCAGCCCAAGTAACTGCTGATGATAAATCATTAGCTTCAGAAAATGAAGTAATATAACCAGAGTCATTTGTCCATTGAGATATATTACCTGACTTGTTAGTTAAAGTATCTGTTGATGAGTCTGTGATAAAACCTGTAGTTAAAGTAGTTCCATCACCTATTGCTGTATAAATTTCATTGAAATTATCATTAACTAAATCACCAGCGGCTCGAAGTGTTGAACCTGTGCCGTCATTTGCGATTGATCCGATGTTTATTGTTTGTTTTGCCATATCTCTCTCTTACTATTTATATGTTATCCTACATCCATTGTAATATTAGTATCATCAAATGTTGTTGTTGTTTCATCCATAGTATTACCTGATACATCACCTATTTGTGCAGGAATTGTAAAGTTTGTTTTAAGTTTTCTTCCTTCAGCACTTGAAGTCATTAAAAAGATTGCATTTGAACCGTCTAAAGATGTTCTTGTACCTTGAACTTTTATATCATTTAATATTGCAAAAGTAATACCACTACTACTTAAAGCTGAGTTTGCAGTAACTCCAAATGCAGTATTAATAAATCTGTTTAAAACACCAAATCTTGGTCCTGCATATGCAAATCCTTGTCTTACATTTACTAAGTTACCTGATGAGTTAGATAAATTTCTTCTAACTCTACTTACATAATCTATATTAATTGGCTGTGTTTTTAAAGTAACATCTCTGGTTGTTTTATCAAACTGTGTAATTGTACCAGTATCTAAATCAGCTGATACACCTAATTTTGCATTTACTCTTAATGATGTTCCATCAGTTTCAGTACCTAATCTTCTTCCAACTATAAATGAATATAGTCTTGTTAATACTGATCTTAAAATTTGTGTTACACCAGAATTTATTCCTGTTACTCTTTTAATCTGAGCGTTTAGTTGAGTTTCAATTGTAATTTCACCTTGAAAATAAAAACCAGCAGAGTGAAGTGTTTTAATATAACTATCTCTCCATTCATTGATTGATCTTCCAACTCTAATAATGTATGAATAATCCTGATACAACAAACTGTCTTGTATTTTCATTGTATCTTCAGATACCCAACCGTCTTCATTTAAAAAAGCACCATCGGTTGTAATTACAGCAGCTACATCTATAGTACCTGTTGCTTGTTCTAATTTACTAACAGTTGCTGTTGCACCACCAGAACTTGTAACAGTAATATTTGTGCCATACACTCCTGTTGTATCTGATAATTTCAATATATTTGTATCTGTATTAAATGAAACTACTGTAGAAGTTATGACAGATGAACCATCTGAACCTAATCCAGAAACAGTTTCACCTGCTGTAAACGTTCCTGAAACATTGGTTACTAAAAGATATGTTGGTAAAATTATTGTTGGGGCAGGAGAGGCTTGATAATTGTATCCAGCTTCAACAACATTTATTGTTAATGCTCTTCCTATTTCAGAACCGTATGCTAAAACTTTTGCACCTGTTCCTAAACTAGATGTAACTGTAAGTGTAGGTAGAGATGTAAATCCATTACCATTAGATATTAAACGAATGTCTGTTATATCTCCTACATTACCACCAGCTTCTTGTACAACTTTATTTCCAAAATATGAGTCATCAACCATCGTTTCATCTTCTAAAATAAGTTGACCAGAGCCTGTACCATCTTCTAATGTAACACCTCCATTAACAACAGAAACTTTAGCTGATGCATTACCAAAACTAAAATTAACAACATCACCAACTTCATAATTTGCACCACCATCATCTATAACAATTTCTTGTATTGAACCAGAACCGACTGGTCCAATTTTTAAAGATGCTCCTGTTCCACCAGCAGTTAATGATACACTATCACCTTCACTATATAATGCACCATCATTTGTTATGACTTTATTATTAAGAATACCTGTAACTGTAAGAGATATAGTTACATCTAAATCAGTATTACTTACTCCAGTTATTGTTTGTCCTGAAATAAATGTACCGTTTACTGAAGTATCTCCTAAAACTAATTCTACAACTTCTTGTCCACCAATAATAAATTTAAATACATCTTCAACAACAGCTGTTGCTTCATTTATGGATGGGTCTGTTGGATTGTTTGCTTGAGTAATTATTTGCCCAATAAGATTTGTAGCGTCAGAATTACCAATTTCTATACAACGTAATATTTTTTTTGTATCCCATTTACCATCCGACACTCTTAAAATATTGTCTTTTGGATATCTTATCTCAGCTTCTTCATTAAATAATAGTTTAAAAAATATTTCACTTGCACGTTTTGTTCCTTTTGCTTGATAAAGTGATTTAATATTTTTAATTAGATTTCTTTTGTTAACATCGCCATCTAATGTATCAGGTATAGAAGTTAAAAATGAATTTCTAAACTTAGTTAAAAAACCTGATATCGTTTTATCCACATCAGCGTAATCTAAAAGTTGTTGTATGTTTTGAACTGGATTTGCTCTATATTTTCCTATATTAGCTTGAGCGCCTGAAGATGAGCCTGTAATTAATTCACCTTCTATAAATTTATTTTGATGTGTAACAAATAAACGAGAACCAGCGTCAACGTCTTCAACTAAAACTGTAGCAGTTGCACCTGAAGTGGCACCTGTAATTGTTTCACCATTTATAAAATCACCGTATGATGTATCTTCTAAAAGTATTCTATCTGTAGAGTCGTCTTTATTTGTATTTGTTCCATCTAATAATAAAAAATTAGTTACACTATCTGAACTGTCTAATTGAAGATGATCAGGATCTCCAATATTTGTTAATGTAATCTCAGCTGATTCCATCAACTGATAATATGCCTTTACAAAATCTAAAAATAGTGGATGATCTTCAAGTACAAAATCAGGTACTTGTGAGTTTAAAAGATTTGATATTTTATTTTTAAAGTCGGCCATTTCATTTAGTAACTACTTGTCGTGGTATAACCTATACCAGCGTTTGCTGAGCCTCCTACTAATGTGTCAGCTTCTACTGTAACTGAACTATTTGCAATATCAATTTCTAATATTTGATTTCGTATTGGAACTAAATCATTTGAATTTGGTTTTACTGTTACTTCGATAACTGTTGAAGCTGCACCTCTAACATTTTCTATATTAGAAACATTTAAAGAATTTATCTCTACAAGACCAGTTAAATAATTTATTGTACCTTGTGTACTATTACCATATGCTCTTACTGAGCCATCCATTCTATATCTTCTAACATTACCTTGTCCATCATCATCTAAGAACCAAACATTTGTTGTATCACCATCTATTTTAAATCCTGTTGATGATAATATACCACCCTCAACAGAAGCATGGCCAGAATGTGGATTGTATAATGCATTTGCAAAGTTAATTGTATATTTTGTAGAACTGCCAATTGTAGGTATAAAAGATTTTCTTAATCTAACAGTAGTTATATTTGATAATATACTTTCATCTGTATCATCAATAAGTCCTGTTAATTTTGAATGTCTAAAAATTGTATCAAATGTTTGTAAAGTGTTTGTATTGTAATTTGTTAAAGTTGTAATAACATTTGATTTTAAAGTATCAGCAGTTTTTGTGGTTGCCTTTTCATCAAATTTAACTGTTGACGTTAAAAGTACATTTGTAATTTCTGGATCAATAATTACAGGTGTTACTGAAGCTACTGAATATTTTTTTAAGTCTGTTATTATTCTTGCCTTTGTTGACTCTGTAAGATTAGAACCACTTGTTGGTAAAATAGAAATATAGACTCGACCATAAAAAGGTGTTTCAGCATTTTCACCACCCCAAGCAGAAACTGCTTGTGTATTAGCATATAACTGTTTAACTTTTGATTTATAATCCTCTATTGTTACAGCTCTATCTTGTGAAGAATAAAAGCTTGAAGCATTTTGTTTTATACTTTGTAATGACTCTGGTTCAGCGCCGCCTTGTGCTGATGAATTTACTGTAACAGTAATGTCTGTAAATCCTGAAATAGAACCTGCAAGAGTAAATGCTGTAGCACCATTTGCTTCTGTTTTGTTTGTTACGACATAACTTATATTAATAACGTTACCATCATCTAAAGATTTACCAATTACACCATCACCAAAATAAATTTCATACTGTCCATCTTCAGCTTCTTGTAAAAAGAAAACTTTTGATGTTCCATCTAATTCTGTAATTGAAGTTGCTCTTGTGTATGTATTTTGTGTTACATCAGCAGAACTATTTTGTACCACAACTTTAATTGTTGTTGAGTCTGCTCTATCACTTGGTATTAAAAATCTTTGATCAATGTCTTGTGCATTGTAAGTATAATTATATGTTACATATGTTCCTTCATAAACATTTAAACTTTGCGCTGTGTAAATACCATCAACAGGTTGAATTGTTTTATCAGCAACTGAAACAAATGTATATGTTAATCCATCCACAGCTGATGTAAATTTTGTACCCGCTGGAATTGTTATTGATGAACCTGTACCATCATTAATTACTAATTTTAAATCAGCGATTGGTGCTCTAGCAGAATTAGGTGTATAACCTACTAATTTAGCCAATGACGCAACACTTGATCTTAATTGTGCTGTATCTAAAAACATTTCGTTGGCAACAAAGTTAGCATTGTAAGCCAAGTAGTGTGTATTGTAAGCAAGTAAGTCTAATAAAATTGCTAGTGAACTTCCTTCAAAGTCGTAATCTTTAAATTCGTTTTGATTTGATAAAAATCTTTTAAGTGAACCTTTTATACTTTCAAAATCTAATTCTGATATGTCTAATCTATGTTGTGCCATTTTATCTTACTCTTTGTAAAAATGTTGATACTGAAACTGGTGCTTCGGTGCCGTTTATTAAAAACGAAACCATAATATTTAATCCATTGTTTTCTTCGTCATTTTGAACCACAACATCTTCTACTGAAACTCTTGGTTCATATTTTTCAATTGCCATAGCAACTCTATCTTTTATTATTACTAATAAAGGGTCTGTTATATTTTCAAATAAGAACCCTCTTAAATTGCACCCAAAATCTGAATTAAAAGGCCTTTCATATTTGTTTGTTAATATTATATTTTTAACAGCTCTTTTAATTGCTTGTACATCAAATATCTTTGCAACATCTTTAGTTGCAGGATTTTTAGTAAAACTTAAATTTAAATCACTATAGATTTTATTTGATCTTTTACTTTTATTAGTTGTACTAGCGTCATAGTTAGAGTAGGCCATATCAATATTTATATGAATTATCTGCCGTTTACTAAAACGTTTAAGGATCCTGAAATCATTGCACCTGCGTCAGCACTATCAGTTACACGACCCCAAGGTATACCACCTATCTTCACATTTGTTGATCCTTTGTTTAATGCAGCTACGTGAGCAGGACAGATAGGAGTAGGTGGAGCTGGGTGTCCTACTGTAGGAGTGCCTTGTACAGCACCCACAATACCGTTTGCCTTTACTGTTCTTACTAAAGAAATCGCTAAATTGGTAATTCCAGTACAAGCATGGCCTGTAGTTAAAAAATCTCCTTCTCTTACGGCCATATTTCTATTTTCCTTGCCCGTTATACGCTTTCCAACTACGTTTTTTAGATTTATTCATTGATGAAAACTTAACACTTCGTTTTTTCTTGCCTAGTGATGTTTTTTTATAATTTTTCTCTCTTGCTACAAACGTTTTACTTAATTTTGCCATTATCTACCTATCTTTTTCTTTCTACCAAGTGGTAATTGTATTGAAGATACGATTTTTTTGCCTTTTTTACTAATATATTCAAATCCAATCAGTTGATTCTTAAAATTTTCTTGGACTGACTTAACAGCCTTCTTAAAACTTGTGTTTTCTTTTTTTTCTTCTTGTCCTGATTCGTTCCAGAACAGAAATTCACGCATTTTTGCCATAATTTCCTCATTTTTTAGTTAAT